TGAAGGTCATCTGCTACCTTCGTATTATCGACTTTGACTGTCGCAATCATTTTACACCCGTTGCAGTGATTTGAAGGTTCACCGTTACCTTGCGCGGGTTATCCGCGAATATTACGAAGCACCTTATGCTTCAATAAATCTTTTCTCAAGTTCTTTTACATTATTTAGTGCAATATCTATACCTTCAAGTTTCCCTATGAGCCTATTGTAATCTTCCATACTTTTCACACCACCACCTGATACAAACTCTGTTATCTCAGTTTTGTATTCATTTAGACGCCTTTCCAAAGCATCAAATACACTAACTTCCACCCTGATCTAACTCCTTCGCTATGTCTAATCCTAGCTTCGTTCCCTCACGTTTATCTTTACGCTGCTCTTTATCCAGTTCTGTAGCTATTTTAGCGCCAATTTTAGCGCCCTCTACTTTCTGTGAAGTTTGTAACTTAGCTGTTTCCAGTTCTAACTTGGCAAGGTCCATCTGCCTGTTGTGCTGAGACTCTTGCTCTTTTATAGCCAACTCGCGTTGTTGTATCTGTGTGAGAGGATCTTGCTGCTGTTGTTGTGCTTGTTGTTGTGCGGCTTCTGCTTTGTCTTTTTGCAGTACCTTCTCAGCAGCATCTTTAGCTAGGCGTGACAACTGTACTTCTACGTCTTCTGGCAGTGCCTCATCTTCGTTCGGCATCTCCACACCAAGTTGTTTCTCTATCTCACGTCTATACTGGAAGGCTACGTGTTCTGTTACGTGTGCAGCCATAGCCTGTTGTATAGCTGACGCAAACGGAGACTGACCTATAATTTGCATAATCTTAGGATCTTGAGCCGCTGCCATATGCACAGCGATATGCGCTTCGTGGTCTTGGTACTTAAATGCTTGGATCGGTTCCTGCTTCATCATCATCATGTTCTCTGTAACAGGATCTGCAGGTTTCATATCATCAGGTAGTTTAACAATCTCTGCTGCGTTTTGCACTCCTAGTACTTCTAACATTTGACGATGCAGCTTGCCCATATCGTAAATCTGGGGGGACTGTTGGGCAAGCTGGATCGCCGCCTGATACTGCATCACACGTTGAGACATGGTTGCAGCGTTGGGGTCNCTTACAGGTATAACGTCTACCCTTTTATCAAAATCACTTTTGCGATCAAAGTCACCTTCTGTATCGTAGGAATACTCTGAGGGCATATAATCATGTATGATTTTGGCTAGTATTCTTAATTCATTTTTTAGAGACGCGTGTAGCCTCGCCTGTACACCAGAAAGAACTTTCATGGATCTTTCCATTAGAGCGAGTGTCGTGCCTACAGGAGCGTTAGGGTTCATGTCTCCGACCTGCATGTCGGCTACAGAACCTATTCTACGTCCTTCATCTACAATATTTCCGAGTAGAGAGTAGAGTACGCTTGATGGCTCTTTATAAGGGATAAACGTAATTGAATCGCGTATAGCGCCACCCGGTACGTCCACATCCCTAAATTCACCCGGCATAAGTGGTGTATCATCACCCTTAATACGGAGGCCGCGAGCTTTAAGACCCGCAGGTAGATTAGATAACGTACCCGCGTCAATAAGCTGACGGAGTATCGAAGTTGCAGACTTAGCCAACCCACCCATGAGGTGAATAAGCCCTGTGCCGTAGAAGCCAAGACCCGGTAGGTATCGGTAATGAACGAAATGCATACGTTTTCTTTTCTTCTCATCTTCTTCGTACCAATTCCTTCTTATCGCTAATATTGTGGAGGAGGACTTATCTACAGTAACTACGTAGGGACGCGCAATACCGTCAGGGTCTTCAAACTCCTCTGGCATATTCATGTCAACATGCATCTCCAGAATGGTGTGACGATCATCATCCTCGATAACCGCTTCTTCACCATCTAACTCATCGTACTTCTCCTGCACATCAGAGTAGTCTGGGGTGGGTTCGGGTAACTCACCCTCTTTGTAAAACCCATTTACCTGTAACTGTAAAACCTCGTTTGCTGTCTTTTTCATCACATGCGTATATCTTGGGCATGTATTGAGGTCTGACGCCCCATATGACGCTACAAAGTCCTCTGAAGGTACAAACATAGCGCATGGGCGCTCCATCAACGGGTCGTAATATACTTTTTTAAACGCAGAACCCGCGATAGGGAGCTTAAACAGCATTTGCTCTGTTTCATCTCTGTACTCAGACATCTCTTCGGTTAACAGGTAATTCATTTCGTTTTGTACGCGACTTGCCTGATCAGTCTTAGCTGGGTCTTGCTTGCCTACAATCTTCGTACGTACAGGACCAGACGCGGGGAATATCTCACCCATAGCCTGTGCCTGAAACCTTACTACAGCCTCTGTGAGTAGTGGGTGAAACACACCAGATGCTCCTGCCCACGGCTGTTGACGGTCCTCTATCTTCATCCCTAATAGGTCAAGACCCTTGACGTATGCTCTAGCCCAGTCAGAACGAGACTCACGATCTGCCTGAAAGTCTGCTAGTAAGTCAGACGCCATAATCTTTAACTCGTCATCATCTATAAACTCAGCGAGGTTAGCGTCATGCCCCGGTCCCACTAGGCTGTCGGTAATACCCCCTTCGAAGTCTATGACCACCCCACCGTCTTCTGTTTCTATGGAAACAGCCTCTGGGTTAACAATCTCAATCTCAAGTTCTTCAGAGCCTTCTTGACCTTCTATTTCAAAGGGAGTCATCTGTTTCTCGACTGCCATTTTATGTCCTCACAATGCAAAGTTATACAAACTATAGCAGATCATACTGCCACTCGTCCAGTAAAGTGTGGACGCCGTCATCGGGTGGGAGGAACAGCGTCCACGTAGGGGATGGGAAAAACCCCCATGCGCGTACTATACTACTAATAATACTCACGTCTATGATGATATTGCGGCTCATCATCCCATTCATCCGTTGGTAGGCGTATAAACCCGCCCTGACGAAACCGCAATAACGCCATAACAGTACTATCTACAAGGTCATCATTCGACATAAACGGGAACCCCGCCACTTCTTCTACTAGTTCTTCTGCCCAACGGGTGGATGGAACCCATGCCATACCCGATGCTATGATATCAGCTACAGAATTGAGCCGTGCCATCTTATCTCCAGTACCCCTGTGGGGGGTGTACTCTTGTACAGGTATGCCCATACGCCTCATTTCTTGATAAATCGCCACTCCAGAGGACTTTTTCTCCACAATAAACGCGTCTGGCTCCCATTTATGGTACTCATCCATTGATAATTGCTTTAGTTCGGGAAATTCTAACCGTTTTTTGATAGAATCAAGCAAAATCAGGTGGTGTGCGCCCTCTTCTTCGTTAAGAAACACGCCCCAAGTGGTCAAAGCGGTATAATCTGCGCGATTGTGCTTCTCTGCTGCCGCATCTAACGACATAATTAGGTATTCTACCTGCGGTGGATCATCGTGAGGCCAAATTCCCCACCATTCTCGCTTAATTATAGACGCTTCTTCGGCTGTAGGCTGCTGTTGGTACTGCGAGTTCCACTGGAACGCGGGCATTGACGCTTTTGTACGCTCCAAAGCTGCCAAATCGAAGAACTCAGGCCATAGAGGTTTGACTGTACCGTCATCAGAGTCCAAAAGTGCGGGAAATTCCACTATTTCGTACTGATCAGACAGCTCATTCTTCACCATATCGTTGGTTACACGCCCCGTGAGGTCATCCATGTGCCAACGTGTCTGTACAATAGCCACTCTGCCTCCCGGCATTAGTCGAGTACGCGCTCCAAATGTGAACCATTCGTAGGCTTTGTCAAACACTGAGAAGTTTCCGTTAATAACATCCTGCTCAGAGTGAGGATCATCAACAAGCAGAAGATCAGCACCCCGACCAGCAAGAGCAGATCCGATACCACACGCAAAATATTCACCCCCAAAATTTGTATTCCATCTACCTGCTGACTTACTGTCAACAGCCAAAGAAACATCTGGAAAGATGTCCTTGTAATCAGCTACACCTATCAGATTTCTCACCTTACGTCCAAAGTCCACAGCCAAATCGGTAGTGTGAGAGACCATCATAACCTTCTTGGTCGGATTACGCCCCAAGAACCATGCGGGATAGAAGATACTCACAAGCTGCGACTTACCGTGGCGGGGTGGGATGTTAACACATACCCTGTCTTTTGACCCAT